ATTCATCCTGCATACCTACAACCACTAAGGACAAACATGTCTTACCTCGATAGCCTTCTTGAGGCTCAGAAGAAAGACCTGCACGATGCCCGGTCATACCTCGACCGCGCCGAGCAGGAGAAGCGCGACCTCTCTGTTGAGGAGCGCACCGCGTGGGACGCGCTGAATGGCCGCATGGACGAGCGCCAGGACCACATCAACACCGTGCGCGCTGCCGAGCAGCGTGACGCGCGTATCGCTGACCAGTTCGCTTCAGCGCCGGAGTTGCGCGCCGAGGTTCGCACCGCCGCTGCGGAGTTGTCGGACGCCGACATCATTCGTCAGTTGGCTCGTGGCGAGCGTCGGACCGCGACGTTTGAGCGTCGCGCGCTGTCAGGTTCAACCTCCACCAAGGGTCCAGAGACCGTACCCCAGGGTTTCTATGACATCATCCAGGAGCAGTTGGCCACCCTTTCGCCGATGCTCGATGCGTCGGTCGTGACCGTTCTCAACACCACAAGTGGCGAGGACATCAAGGTGCCGGTGCAGACTGCACGCCAGAACGGGACCGCAACTGCTGAGGGCGCTACCTACGCAGAGTCCGATCCTACGTTCACCAACATCACTCTGCGGGCGCACAAGGTCGGGACACTCACGCTCGTTTCGAACGAGCTGCTCCAGGACAGCGGCATCGACCTCGTTGGCTTCCTCGGTCGCCAGATGGGTCTCGCGCTCGGTACGGCTGTTGGCTCGCTGCTGACTGTCGGGACCGGCACCGTTCAGCCCAACGGCATCGTGGTGTCTCTCGGCACCGTCGCTGCGGTCACGGGCGGGACGGGCGTCTCTGGCGCTCCGACTGCCGACAACCTCATCACCCTGATGCACGCGGTGGACAGCGTCTACGCCGCGCAGCCCGGTGCTGGCTGGATGATGAGCCGCAGCACACTCGGCACGGTTCGCGCACTCAAGGACAACCAGGGCGCGTACCTGTTCAACCCATACGCCGATGCTGGCGTTGTGGGACGTCTCCTCGCTTACCCGGTCTACGAGAACCCGTTCTGCCCCGCCGTTGGCACGGCAGCAGCGAACTCGACGATCACGGGCAAGTCCATCCTGTTCGGTGATCTCCGCGCCTACCACACTCGCGTGGTCGGCGGAGTTGAGATCGTCCGGTCGGACGAGGCGTACTTCACCTCCGACCAGGTTGCTTTCAAGGCGCGTATCCGCGTCGGTGGCGACCTCGGTGGTGGACGTACCGACGCGGTGAAGTTCTTCCGCGGCGGCGCGTCCTAACTAGGGCACAACCGGGAGGGGCTGGGTAATCCCTGGCCCCTCCCCCACCTACCCCCGAGGGCGTTAGGGCGCAGGACTAGCGCCCTCGGGTCTCCCTGCGAATACCTGCGAACGAAGGAACCTGCGATGGATCGTGCAGCACGTCGGCGCGCAAACCGCCAAGGCACTAAGCCGGTCACCGTCCTCTGGCACAGCAACGCACCATGGACCGGGACTGGCTATGGAACACAGACCAAGCAAGCCGTGGAGCGTATGCAGCGCGACGGTCACCACGTCGCCATCAACTGCAACTACGGGATCTATGGCACGACCACGGATTACGACGGCATCCCCGTCTACCCGATGGGCGTGGACCCGTACAGCAATGACACGGTGCTGCCTAACTGGAAGATGTGGACGCAGCAGCATCCCGGCCCTGCCGTCGCTGTTTGTCTGTTCGATGCCTGGACGATGGACGAGAAGATGTGGGGCGACATTCCCACGGCGGTCTGGACAATGGTGGACCACCTGCCGGTGCCGCCGAATGTGCTTGGCACGTTGCAGCGTCCGAACGTCACGCCAATCGCTGTGACCAAGTTCGGTCAGGAACAGATTGAGCGCGCAGGCGTTGAGTCGCTCTACATCCCCATGGCCGTGGAGTCATCGCTCTACTACCCAGGCGCAACCTATGAGGGACGCACAGGCCGCGAGATGATCGGCTGGGACGACGACGTGTTCGTGGTCGGCTGCATCAACGCGAATAAGGCAGCGGGCGGCGGGAGTATCCATCGCAAGGCGTGGGCCGAGAACATTCTGGCTTTCAGCATCTTTGCGCAGGACAAGCCGGACGTGCGCCTGTATCTGCACACGGAGCGCTACGGACGCCATAACGGTCTGATCCTTGACCTACTGCTGAAGGCGTGCGGCCTGGAGGAAGGCCGCCACTACAAGGTGGTCAACCAGCACGCCTACCACAACGGCATCCCCAATGAAGCCATGGGCGCGATCTACAACGGCATTGACGTGCTGCTGGCTCCCACACTAGGCGAGGGCTTCGGTCTGACGCTCGTTGAGGCACAGATGGCTGGATGCGTCGCGGTGGCTAACAACTTCAGCGCACAGCCAGAGCTGCTCGGCGATGGCTGGCTGACCGAGGGGCAACCCTTCTGGGACGGCGCGCAGTTCGCTTGGTTCAACACTCCGAACGTTCCCAGCATCGTGGATTGTCTGGAGCAGGCATACGCGCGTGGTCGAGTTCGCTCCGATAAGGCGCGGGCGCACGCCATGGACTACGACGCCGACAAGGTGTGGGACGAATACTGGCGGCCCTACCTGGCAACGGTCGCCGGATGAAACTCGCATGGGTGACCCATCACCTACCGCGCGAGATTGACAGCGATCACCCTGCGCACCTGCCGGGTCGGTTCGTCGGCGGTGCCGAGATGACTGACGCGGCGCTAATCGAGGCCGCACCGGATGGCGTTGAGATCCAACTGCTAGGACCTGACTCCTGGGAGCAGGCGCTTGACGCCGAGGAGATCGTGGTCACCGGCACGGACCTGCTGACTGATGAAGCCATGTATGCACTCGCCGAGCGCAAGCCGCCTGTGTTCCTGCATCATCTTCAGACGCGCAGCGCCGCACGAGGCCACCTGCTTGAGGCGGCCCGGGTGCTGATCCTGCACACACCGGCGCACCTAGAGCGCGAACGCGAATGGGTGACGCCACGGGATGCCTGCCTGGTGCTGTCCCCCATGGACCCAACCGAGTGCTGGCAGGAGACCAAGCAGGACTTCGCGGTGTGGGCCAACCGTCAGCATGAACTCAAGGGACCACGCAAGGCGGCCATGTACGCAGCGCAGCACGGCATGACGCTGCGGCAGTTGAGCAACGTCCCACGGCATGACGTCCTGGCGACCCTGGCAATGGCGCGGTGGTTCATTCATCTGCCGGTCGGTTTCGAGTCTGAGAGCCGCGCCACGATTGAGGCGGTGCTGTCGGGGTGCGAGTGCATCACCAATGACAACGTGGGCGTGACGAGCGTCCCCGGCTGGGATGACCCTGAGCACCTGGCAAGCCTGGTGAGCAACGCGGCAGACACGTGGTGGAAGGCAGTCCTGTCGTGATTGCCGTTCTCATTCCCACGCTCGGCAGACCTGGGAACATCCAGCGCGTCATTGACGACCTGGAGCCAAGCGCGCCCCGTGATGCCATTGACCCGCTGTTCATCGTCGAGGCGCATGACGCCGATACCATCCAAGCAATCAAGGATGCGCAGCGTTCCTACGTCATCAACGAGCGGGCCGCGTCCTACGCGGGAGCGATCAACACGGCAGTTGAGCACACGACGCACCCGCACCTGTTCATCGGCGCTGACGACTTGCACTTCCATGACGGCTGGCTGGAGCCGCTGCTGGAACGGGCGCAGGACTTCGGCCTGGTCGGGACTAATGACCTGCACAACCCTGCCGTCCTGAACGGTGACCACGCCACACACTTCCTGGTGACAAGGGAGTATTGCGAACTGGGCACGATTGACGGCCAGTTCCCGCTACTGCATGAGGGCTACATCCACAACTACACGGACACCGAAGCGGTCGCCACCGCCAAGCATCGCGGCCAATGGACTCCATGCCTGGGGTCTCACGTCGAGCACATTCATTGGGCATGGGGTCTGGCACCGATGGACCCGACCTATCAGAAGGGTGCCAACACGGTCCACGGCGATGAGGCGCTGTATCGGAGCAGGAGTCACCTGTGGACGTAGCGGTCACGGGGGCCAGCGGGTTTATCGGCTCCAATATGGTGCGTTATCTGGCCGAGCAGGGCCACAACGTCCTGGCGATTGACCGCAAGGAACCACGGGAACTGACCCGCCGCGCAGCCTGGAGCAAGGCGCACAGCACGCAGGTTGTCTGCTTGCAGGAAGCCAAGCCAGACCTGTCTGGCATCCAGGTTGTGTATCACTTCGCTGCCGATATGGGTGGCGTCGGCTACTTCCATGCACACGACTTCTGGCCATATATCGCCAACAGCCGGATAGATATGAACGTGCTGGAAGCCATGGCTGACGCGCAGGTATACCGGGGATTTGTCGCCGCTAGTGCCTGCATCTATCCGACCGAGATCCAGATGGAGCCGGGTCGTGCTCCCCTGCTGCGCGAGGAGCAGGCCGAGACTGGCCAGCCTGACCAGATGTACGGACGCGGCAAGTTGATGCTGCTGCGGCTGGCAGAACGCGCACCCGTGGACGTTCGCGTAGGCATCCTGCACACGGTCTATGGAGTGGGCCAGGAGCGTCAGGGCGAGCGCATGAAGTTCCCAACGGCTATCGCAACTAAGGCGCTCAAGGCGCGCGAGACGGGCACGCTGGAGGTCTGGGGCGACGGTCAGCAGTTGCGTTCCTTCCTGTGGATTGACGACGCGCTGGCCAAGATCCGAGCGCTGACGATGGCCCACAAGAACATTGGCCCGACCAACATTGGCTACCAGGGTGCGGTCAGCGTGGCCGAGGTTACTGCGCTGTGTTGTGAGCTCGTCGGCGTCAAGCCGCAGATCACCTATACCACAGACAAGCCGAGCGGCGTGCTGTCCAGGGATTGCGATAACGCCAAGTTCTGGAACCACTATGGCCGCATGGAACCGACCGATTACCGCCGAGGCTTCACACGACTTATCGAATGGCTGGAGGATTAGTGGCCATCACTAACGGATACTGCACCCTGACGCAGATCAAGGCAGCGCTGCGCATCACGGACGCCGTGGATGATGACATGCTGGAGATGGCTGTGGAATCGGCCAGCCGCATGATTGACAGCGAGTGTGACCGCAACTTCTACGGGACTGCGACCACCAGGGACTTCACGCCGTCGGACCGCTACACCGTGGACACCGACGACCTGACTGCGATCACCAGCGTCAAACTCGACGACCAGGGCGACCGTACATTCTCCATAACCTTGGCGACCTCGGACTACCAGACCGAACCGCTCAACCAGCGCGTATCCGGCAACGCCTTCCCCATCTACCGGCTGCGCATGATCGGTGACTATCTGCTGCCGATCTGGGGCGATCAGGCCACGGTGCGCATCCAAGGCACCTACGGCTTCACGCCTGTACCGCTGCCGGTTGTCCAGGCCACGGTCATCCAGTCCGGCAGAATCTTCAAGCGCCTTGACAGTCTCCTCGGCTTCGCAGGCTTCTCCGATATGGGCGTGGCGCGCGTCGGTCGGGTGGACCCTGATGTCGCTGCGCTGATCCGTCCCTTCAAGAAGTACGCAGCAGCCTGATGCCAACGATGTCGGACCTGCGCACGCGGCTGGCTGCGAACCTGGCAACCATCTCGGGACTGCGCACGGCTGCCACGATCCCCGACGCCATCAACCCACCTGTGGCTGTCATCTTTCCAAGTTCGATCACCTATGACAGCGCGTTTGCGCGGTCAGGTGGCGACGAGTACGAGTTCATCGTGACGGTCATTGTGGGCCGCATGGATGAACGCAGCGCACAGAACAAGCTTGACGGGTACTGCAACCCGACAGGGAGCACGAGCATAAAGACGGCGATTCAGAGCGACCGAACCCTCGGCGGTCAGGCGTTCGACTGCCGAGTTACCAACCTGCGCAACTACAACCAAGTCACCGTTGGCGACACCACCTACCTGGCGGCGGAGTTCGTCGTCCAGATTTACGCATGAGAAAGGGCCACGCACATGGCTAAGCAGATCATTCAGAACCCGGTCGTGATCCTGAACTCAGGCACGATCAGCGCGAACGTGGCGCAGGCCACGATCAACCTGACCGCCGATGACATCGAGGTCACGAACTTCACGAGCACCGCGCGCGAGCGCATCGGTGGACTCAAGGACGGCACGTTCTCTATGGACGTCCACCAGGACTACGCCGCGTCAGCGATTGACAGCATTGTCTTTCCGCTGGTCGGTGGGACGGCTGCGATCAAGGTCCGGCCAGGTGGCACCGCTGCAATCGGCACCGCCAATCCTGAGTACCAGTTCAACGTGCTCGTCACCGAATACAACCCGATTGACAGCGCTGTCGGCGACCTCGCCACCTTCTCGGTGTCCTGGCCGATCACCGGCACCGTCAGTCGCGCAACCGCCTAGTCATAGGAGTCTCCTGCGATGATGACATTCCAGCTCGGTATTGAGTACGCCGATGGGTCGGGGGCTGACACAACAGCCTCGGTCCCCGACTTCATCGCGTTTGAGCGCAAGTACGACAGGCCAGGTGCGCAAGCGCTGATGGGCCAGGACGGACAGCCACGCATTGAGTGGTTGCTGTTCATGGCATGGCACAGCCTCAAGCGCGCCAAGCCTGACCTGGCCGAGTTCGATCCCTGGTGCGAAACCGTGTCAGGTATCCGGCTTGGCAAGGAGGAAGAAGTACCCCCTTTGGAGAGCAAAGCGTCCATTGGCTCCTAGTGCATCTTTCCTATGAGTGGAAGGTGCCGCCGTCGGCGCTGCTCGATGAGTCCCCGCGAATGATCGCAACCATGCTCCGCTACCTGCGCTGGCGGTCCAGCGAGATGAGGAAGGCCAGCCGCTAATGCTCAAGATTGAGATGAGTTCTGACATCGCGCAGTTCATCAACCGGCTGGAGAAGTTCGATCAGGACGTGTCCAAGGAACTCAAGAAGGCCATGAAGCAGGGATCTGAAAAGGTCG